CTCGCCAGCTGGGGATCTCTACCTACTCAGAAGCGCGTTTGTTCTGGCGGGCGGTAACGAATAAGAACGTCAACGCCGTGGTGATCTCGCATCTTAACAGCTCCTCTAAAGCTATCTTTGAGATGATCAGGCATTTCTACGACCATCTGCCGCATCAGGCCTTCAAGCCAGCTACAGGCCAGCTCACGCAAACCAGCATCAGCTTTGAGCAACTGAACAGCCAGTTCAGGGTACACACGGCGCGGACTGGTGACGTAGGAAGAGGTCAAACGAATAAGTATCTTCATTTATCAGAGGTCGCGTTCTTTCCGCAAAAGGCTGAAATTGTGGCTGGACTTCTTCAAACAGTGCCACGTCTAGGATCGGAGGTGATACTCGAGTCAACTGCCAATGGGGCGGGGGGATGGTTCTACGAGCAAGCACTAAAGGCAATCCATACTATGAATGGAGAGGCATCCACAGATTGGGAGCTAATATTCCTACCTTGGTCTGATCACTTTGAATATCAAGTACCCCCAGACCCCTATTTTGAACCCACCGAATATGAAGAGTACCTGACTGAAAAATTTGATTTGAAAAATTCCCAGCTAAATTTTCGCAGACTAAAAATTGCGGAGTTAGGAAGTGAGGATCTCTTCAAACAAGAGTACCCCCTCACCCCACAAGAAGCCTTCCTTTTTTCTGGGAGGACGTTTGTGGAGAGTACCTACATAGAAAATATTATAGAAGAGTGTTTCTCTCACGCTAAAGAGGGAGAGATACTGCCAGACACTACGTTCTCTGAAAAGGCTAAAGGCAGGTTCAGGGAATGGCGTGTATGTGAAGCCGACCAAAGGTATTGCATAGGAGTCGATGTAGCCGAAGGGCTAGAAGGTGGCGATTATTCATGCGCTCAAGTATTGGACGCAATGGGCAATCAAGTTGCTTGCTGGCACGGACACATTGATCCCTGGATGTTTGGTGACTTGTTGCGCGCATTGGGACTTATGTATAACAAAGCATGGGTGGTTGTTGAAAGAAACAATCATGGGCTTACAACCATAAGGCGAATGCAGGAACTGGGTTATCCAAACTTGTATATAGACAGACAGGTCGACAATGCTTACTCGGATAAGATGACAAAGAAGGCTGGGTTCTTAACCACAAGTAAGACCAAGCCTGTTTTGATAGATGGTTTAGCTACTCTGATTAGGCAAGGCGAGTCAGGGATAGTGTGTAGGGATTTGGTGTCCGAATTGAGGACGTATGTGTTAGACGATAAAGGTCATACCAACGCTCAACAAGGTTGCCATGATGACAGAGTTATGTCGTATGCACTGGCTTTATGGGGCTTACAGTCTATGCCCCGTAATAGACGTTACATACAGAAGCATGACTATGTGCCAATAGACGGAGTTATAGGTTATTAATGGATAAATGTTATTTAGGCTTATTTTGGAATTATGAAAAAAAAGAATTTGAAAGGTGGCGCGAGAAAAAAAAAATCGAACGACACTCGTAATACAAAAACTAAAGGTAAATATTAATGGCTATAAATAAAGAAGAGCAAGTTATGAACGTTCCTAGTATGGAACTATCAGAAGCTGGAATAGACTTAAAAGAAATAACCGAAAAAAAGAACCAAGACGCTGAAGAACAAAGCGCGGAACTGAGTTCCTTTGGCGCGAGATTAAAACATTTATACACTGAATATAAAGACAGTCGTTCTGAAATTGAAGACGAGTGGATAAAAGATTTAAGACAGTACATGGGTAAGTACGAACCCGATGTTTTGGCTAAACTAGAATCCCAAGGCAACCGCTCAAAAGTTTACGTTGGCTTAACACGCACAAAGGTTATGGCGGCTTACTCAAGAGTTATAGATTTAGTATTTCAGGCTGGTGAGCCTTTCTTTAGTTTAGAGCCAACACCCAACCCAGAGATAGATCCTATTAGACAAACAAGAATGCTTAACCAGGCCGTTGCTGAAATTATGGCTATATCGGGAGCAGAAGACGTTAGCGAAGTTGAGGATTTAATTCAACAGCGATCAATGGAGCTGCAACAAGAGATAAGAGATAACGCTAAAGACATTGCCCGTGAAAGTGCAAAATTAATGTCTTTGGAGATAGAAGACTTCTTGGTTGAACACAACACAGATGAAAAGATGAAAGACGCCATTCTTGAAATGTGTCTGTTTGGGTCTGGTGCAATGAAAGTGGGAACGATTAAAGTTGAAAGACAGTCTCATTGGAGACGAACACCAGAGGGGTATTCAATGATCGTGGAAGAGGACGTAGTTCCTGAAGTTGATTCAGTTTCTATTTTTGATCTGTACCCCGATCCTTACGCAACGTCTATGGATAATGCGGACGGCATCTTTAGAAGACACATTCTTACCAGAAAACAATTTAGCGATCTAAAGAACGTAATAGGCTTTGACAAAGAAAAAGTAAATCATTTACTCAAACAACACACAGACGGCAATCACAATGAAGCTCAACACGAAAAAGACAGACGCTCCATTTCTGGAGTTAACGAGTACGCTGAAAGCTCTCGCTTTGAAGTGGTGGAATATTGGGGTTGCATCAGCGGGCACGATTTAAAAGAGTGCGGAGTTGATTTGGGTAAGGACGCAAAAGAAGAAGACGAATACCAAGCTAACGTGTGGTTGTGTGACCACCACATTCTTAAAGCACAGCTTAATCCCATTATAGGTGGATATAAAAGCCCTTACTTAATAATTCCGTACGAAAGAAACCCTCACCAATTTTGGGGCGTAGGCGTTGCTCGTATGATGCGAGATTCACAACAAACCATGAACGCAGCTGTAAGAATATATTTAGACAACACAGCAATATCAAGCGCACCCATGGTGGAAGTGAACACAGATTTATTGGCGGCCGGTGAAGATCCAACGGACTTACATCCTTGGCGAATCTTTCTCAGGGAGGGGGGTGATGCTCAATTCCCAATGGTTCGTTTTTATCAACCTGCTAATAATGCTTCCTCCTTAAACAATATCATTGAATTGTTTAGACGTTTCGCAGACGAGACAACATCACTCCCCAGCTATACTCATGGTGACCAACAAAAGTCGATGAATCAAACGGCAACTGGCATGTCCATGTTAATGGGTGCAGCCAACGTAGCCCTAAAATCGACCATAAAGAACATAGACGAATACATGGTTAAACCCATGATTCAAAATTTGTATCATCACTACATGGAATGGAGTACCAACGAGGACGCCAAAGGCGATCTCAACACAGTGGCCAGAGGATCAACGGCACTGATACAAAAAGAAGTGCAAAGTCAAAGGCTGTTGCAATTTTTATCACTGGTTAGCAATCCTATTGATGCGTCAATGGTGGATCGCGGAGTCTTGTTAAGAGACATAGCCCAATCTTTAGACATTGATGCAGAAAAGGTGATTAAAACAGATGAGCAACTCCAGCAAGAACAACAACAACTATTACAACAAGCTCAATCCCAGCCAGGCGGTGGCGATCCTTCACTTACTGACTCAGCCAACATACCAGGAGGTGTTGAGCCTATTGGACTCCCGCTTGGAGCAATCAAGGGATCGTCTTGAGCAAGCCAAGACAGAAGAAGAATTTAGAACAGAGCAAGGAAGGATTTTGGAATTGAGATTCCTCCTTGGATTAGAACATACTGCGAGAGCGGTACATAAGGCGGTTCAGAGCCCCGAATAGGGACACCTCTGAACTTTTTATAAATAAATGTGGACACTCGTTTTAAACGACCCACAAGGAGTTAGCTAGTTTATGGCAACTAAAAACGATCCAGTACAACTGGAAAAAGAAGCAGATGAAGCGCTTGCGCGGATTATGGCTGAAGAAAGTTCATCTAAGGCGGTGGCGGAGGAATTAATTACTCCAGAAGCAGACGCTGAGGTTACTGAACCAGAAGCAGTTATAGAAGCACAAGACTCTCCCTCAGAGTTAGAGGACACAGAGACAGAGGCAGAAACAATGGAAGTTGAAGCAGAGGCGGTTGGGGAAACCGATGAAACTTCAAACG